TCAATGATGCCAAGCGTCAGATTGAAGATTCCTATAACTGGAATGTTTTAGGACAAACAATTACAGTTACTACTGCTGCTGCCACAAGTTCTTATTCTTTGACAGGTGCAGGTCAGAAGTTTCGTATCAATGACGCTATCAACACTACCAGTGTCATTACTTTAGACAACATTGCTGTTGCGGATATGAACCGCAAGCTCAACTTTGGTACACCTTCACAGTCTATTCCCTCAGAGTTTTGCTTTAGTGGTGTAGATGGCAATGGCGACACAAAGATTGATTTGTTCCCAGTTCCTAATGGCGTATATACACTTAAATTTGATGTAACTGTCCCACAGGCTAATCTGTCTGCTGATGGCACTTCTGTCAAAGTTCTTGATTATTTGGTTGCTCAAAGTGCCTATGCTCGTGCTTTGATAGAGCGTGGTGAAGATGGTGGAACAAACTCTAATGAGGCTTATGCTTTGTTCAGAGGAATGCTCTCTGATGCTATTGCATTGGAAAGCACTCGTTATCCTGAAGACAACTTTGTGGCGGTCTAATGGCATCAGCACTCCAAAGTTACAGTCTTTCAGCACCAGGCTTTTATGGCCTGAATACTGAAGATTCGCCCCTTGATTTGGGGTCGGGCTTTGCCTTGGTCGCAACTAACTGCATCTTGGATCAGTATGGCCGGATAGGTGCTAGAAAAGGTTGGACAAGGGTTAACTCCTCCTCTGGCAATCTAGGTGCTAACGATGTTGGTGTTATCCATGAATTAGTCCAAAACGATGGGACTTTGACTGTTCTGTTTGCTGGCAACAACAAAATATTTAAACTTGGCACTTCTAATGCGGTAACTGAGTTGACCTATGGTGGTGGAGGCTCTGCTCCTACCATCTCAGCAAGTAATTGGCAATGTGCATCTTTAAATGGCATTGCATACTTCTTCCAAACTGGTCACGATCCTTTGATTTATGACCCTGCAGTAAGTACAACTACTTATCGCAGAGTCTCAGAGAAGTCTGGTTATGTAGCTACAGTTCCCCAAGCCAATATCTGCATCTCTGCTTTTGGTCGTTTGTGGGTGGCTAATACATCTACAGACAAAGTAACTGTTACCTTCTCTGATCTGATTGCAGGTCATGTATGGGGTGGTGGCACTTCAGGCTCTTTGGATGTATCCCGTGTGTGGCCTAATGGTGCTGATGAAGTGATGGGCTTGGCAGCTCACAATGATTTCTTGTTTATCTTTGGTAAGAAGCAGATTCTTGTTTATTCTGGTGCTTCTACCCCCGCATCCCTTGTTCTGAGCGACACAGTAGGCTCTATTGGGTGTATTGCTAGGGATACCATTCAAAGTATTGGTACTGACGTTGTTTTCTTGTCAGACTCAGGTGTTCGCTCATTGATGCGTACCATTCAAGAGAAGTCTGCTCCATTGCGAGACCTTTCTAAGAATGTTCGATTTGATTTGGAATCTTCTTTGTCTGGAGAAACACTAGCAAACGTCAAATCTGTTTACTCAGAGAAGAACGCTTTTTATCTGCTTGTTCTGCCAGCTACTTTGCAAGTTTATTGTTTTGATACCAAACAATCCCTGCAAGATGGTGCTTCCCGTGTAACCAAATGGGACAGTATTTCACCAACTGCACTAAGATCGTTGCGTAATGGTGATTTATACATTGGAAAGAACGGCTATATTGGTAAGTATGATGGTTATCTCGATGATGCTTCTACTTATCGATTCCTGTACTACACAAACAATGCTGACTTAGGCAATCCTAACCAGATTTCCATTCTGAAATCTATTACTGCCGTAGTGATTGGTGGCTCTAATCAGTTCCTCACAATCAAGTGGGCTTTTGATTATTCGGGTGCTTATCAGTCAGAAAACGTCTTTATTCCACCTCAAGGTTATTTTGAGTATGGGGTTGGAGAATATGCGGTTGCAGACTATTCAAGTGGCATACCAATTAAAGCATTAACAAGTAATGCATCTAGTGCGGGTAAAATCGTACAAACTGGTTACGAAGCCACTATCAATGGCACTCAGTTGTCAATTCAGAAAATTGAACTTCAAGCCAAAGAAGGCAAGATAGGATAAACCATGTCTAATTATTCAAAATCCACTAACTTTGCAACCAAAGATAATCTCTCGCCTGGCAATCCTTTAAAGATTGTTAAAGGTACTGAGATTGATACAGAGTTCAATAACATTGCTACTGCTATAGCAACAAAGACAGATAACTCCTCTGCCACAATTACAGGGGGTACGATAAATGGTGCGGTTATCGGTGGAACAACTGCCGCAGCAGGTACTTTTACTAACCTTACTGTTAGCACTGCCGCAACGATTGCTTCTGCCGCCATTAGTGCAGGAACAATCAATGGTGCGGTAATCGGTGGTTCTTCTCCACTTGCTATTACTGGTACGAACATTACTGCAAATACAGGCTTTAGTGGCCCATTGACAGGTGCAGTCACAGGTAATGTGACGGGTAATTTGACAGGAAATGTCACGGGTAACGTCACTGGCAATATTACAGGTAATGTGACGGGCAATGTAACTGCGGCTTCTGGTACTTCTACATTCAACAATGTGACCATCTCTGGCTCATTGGACATGGACAGTGCTACATCGGCAACCATCACTGGTTTGGCAAGCCCTACAAACGATTCTGATGCGGCTACCAAGGGTTATGTGGATGCACTAGCTCAAGGTATTGATGCAAAAGCCTCTGTGGTTGCGGCTACTACTGCAAACATCACTTTATCTGGCGCACAAACCATTGATGGCATCTCTATTGTTGCGGGTGATCGGGTTTTGGTTAAAGACCAATCTACTGCCTCACAGAATGGTATTTACTTGTGTGCAACAGGCTCTTGGACACGCACAACAGATGCTGACACTTATGCTGAGTTGGTGGCGGCTTTTACCTTTGTTGAAAAAGGCACAACTAACGCTGACTCTGGCTTTATCTGCACAATCGATGCAGGTGGGACATTGGGAAGCACATCTATCACATGGGCGCAATTCTCAGGTGCGGGTCAGATTACTGCGGGTGATGGTCTTACAAAGACAGGTAACACTCTCAATGTAGGAACTGCATCTTCTAGTCGTATTGTTGTCAATTCGGACAACATTGATTTGGCATCTTCTGGTGTAACGCCAGGCACTTATCAATCTGTCACTTTTGATGCTTATGGTCGTGCTACGGCAGGAACGAATCCCACTACGATTGCTGGCTATAACATTACAAATGCTTATACCAAAACTGAAATAGATTCAATTTTTGGTTCGACTACTGCTGCGGCTACTTCTGCTTCTAATGCTGCTACAAGTGCTTCAAATGCTTCAACAAGTGCATCTAACGCTTCTACAAGTGCAAGCAATGCGGCTACAAGTGAAACTAATGCGGCAGCCTCATACGATGCTTTTGATGACAGATACTTAGGTTCTAAATCTTCTGCTCCTTCTGTAGACAATGATGGAAATGCTCTGTTGACAGGTGCTTTGTACTGGAATACAACAGTAAGCACTTTGTATGTTTGGACAGGATCGGCTTGGACTCAAGCAGCTTTTACTTCTGGTGGTTTCTTAGTTAACTCTAATAACCTATCTGACGTATCCAATACTGCTACTGCTCGGACTAACTTAGGTCTTGCTATCGGTACTAACGTACAAGCCTATAACGCTAACACGGCAGTTACCAACTCTGCACAGACATTCACTGCTACTCAGACTTTCTCAGGTTCATCATCTGCTACCGCCATTGTCTTAAACGATGCAGCAGAGGTAGCTACAGTATCTGCAACTGCTGCTACTGGAACGATTAACTACGACATTACCACTCAGTCTGTTCTGTACTACACAAGTAATGCAAGTGCTAACTGGACAGTAAACTTCAGAGGCTCTAGCGGTACATCACTAGATACTTTGATGAGTACAGGTCAATCAATGACTGTGGCTTTCTTGGTTACTCAAGGTTCTACTGCTTACTACAACTCTGCTGTGCAAGTTGATGGCACTACATCTGGAGTTACTACTAGGTGGTTAGGTGGTGCGCCTACTTCGGGAAATGCTAGTGGCATTGATTCTTATCGTTATTTATTGGTAAAAACGGGAAGTGCAACATTTACTGTTCTTGCCTCTAATACACAATTCAAAGCCTAATCATGTGTATCTGCAAAAGATGTAATGTTGACAAACCTTTGGATGAATTCCAAATGGATAAGCGCAGGAACAAGCACTATGGTACTTGTCGGGTTTGTCGTGTCAAAGCGCAGAACGATAGAAGGCTTGCAAATATTGACGAAAGCAGAAAAAAAACTCGTGAGTATTTGCGTGAATGGAGGGCTAAGAATCCTGAGAAACAAGCCGCCATCTGTAAAAAATATGACGAGAAAAACAGGGATAAGCGTAGTGCTTATGCCAAACAGTATCGCAAAGACAATCCTGAGAAAGTCAAAGCATTGTTTGAATCTTGGGCTAAAGATAATCCTGAAAAGATTAAAGAATACGCAAAGAAAGCTACTAAGGCTTGGCTCGAAAGAAATCCTGATTATCAAAAAGATTTTTACCAAGCAAACAAGCAAATATATATGGCTGCTAGTGCAAGGCGCAGGGCGGCTCAGGACTCAGCCACACCAACTTGGTTAACAGCCATTGATAAAGCTATGATTCAAGAGATGTACGATGTTTCTGAAGCAAGGTATATCCAAACTGGTATAAAACACCATGTTGACCACATCGTTCCAATTAACGGAAAAGGCGTAGCTGGTATGCACGTTCCTTGGAATTTACAAGTAATAACTGCTCACGAGAATCTGAGCAAAGGTTGGAGGTTTTAATGCCATTACAAGCAACTTCTGGTGCGGCTAGTTACGATGCCTTTGGTGGTGGTGTTCCTGTTGTTCCTGCGTACATTGAGGAAGTGTTTAGCACGTATCTTTATACAGGTAACGGCTCTACACAGACTATTACCAATGGTATTGATACATCTACCAATGGTGGGTTAGTTTGGATTAAAAGCAGAACAACGCTTGATGAACACGCTTTGTTTGATACTACTCGTGGAACAAGTACAGTGTTGTCCACAAATAGCACTGCACAAGCGCAATCAGAGACTGCTTTTACAGCTTTTACTACTTCAGGGTTTTCTTTGTCGGGGGCGGGGTTACAAGTAAACATAAACCAAAATACAAAGACCTACGCCTCATGGACATTCCGCAAGCAACCAAAGTTCTTTGATGTTGTGACTTATACGGGGAATGGGTCTACAGGAAGACAAATATCACACAACTTAGGTTCAAAACCTGCTTTTGTTATTATTAAAGCTGTTGACGTTGTAGACAATTGGTACACTATTCACAGGTCGCAAAATTCTGCCAATCCTGGCCCACAAGGATATATTCGTCTTAACGCCACTAGCGCTATTCAAGATACTCCAGATGTATATTTTGACTTGGTTAATTCCACAGACAATTATCTTTTAGTTGGTGACAATGCGTTTATGAATACCAATGGTAGGGCCTATGTAGCCTACCTATTTGCCCACAACGCAGGAGGCTTTGGCCTAACTGGTACAGACAATGTGATTTCGTGTGGGTCTGCTACTGGTGACCCTGCAACCTATGTTGCAACAGTTAACCTTGGTTGGGAGCCTCAATGGGTTCTTACAAAATCTACAGCATCCGCAGGAAACTGGACAATCATTGACAATATGCGTGGCATGACTGTTCTCGGCAGTTCAGATGCAAGATTGTTTCCAAATAATTCTCAAGTTGAATCTTCAACCAACGCAATGGGGCTTACTTCAACAGGGTTCATTACTGAAACCTATGGTGATGCATTCATCTACATAGCCATTCGCAGAGGCCCGATGAAAGTTCCTACGAGTGGGACTAGTGTGTTTGCGCCTGTTTTGCAAAATGGTGGTAATGTATCAATTACAACAAACTTCCCTGTTGATTTGTTAATTAGTAAGCCCCCAGCATCAGCGGGACAAGCCCTTTATTTTATGGATAGGTTAAGGGGTGGAACTACAAATAATTACATCATTTCAATGTCATCTAACTCAGATGCTGAAATTACTGGTACAGGTACTGGCTTAGGCTTTCAAAGCAATACTGCAATTCAATCACAGAACAGTTTTTATGCGTCAACTACTTCTGTAATTTGGTTAAATTTTAGACGTGCCCCTAGCTTCTTTGATGAGGTTTGCTATACAGGGAATAATGTTTATAACCGAGCAATTCCGCACAATTTAGCGGCTGTTCCAGAACTTGTTATAGTTAAAAACAGAACAACTGGTGGTTCTTATTGGGCTGTTTATACAACTACTACAGGTTCTAGTAATTTATTAAAATTAAATCTTACAAATGCTTCTGCTAGTAACCCATATGCTTGGGGTTCAACTGCGGCATCAAGTACAAATTTTTATGTTGGCGATGATTTCAATACCAACAATTTATCTGATAATTTTGTGATGTACTTGTTTGCCTCTTGTGCAGGTGTTTCCAAGTGCTTCAATTACACAGGAAACGGCTCATCACAAACAATTAACTGTGGGTTTACAGGTGGTGCTAGGTTTGTTCTTATCAAACGCACAGACGATGTTGGCGACTGGTATGTATGGGATACGGCACGAGGAATTGTTGCAGGTAATGACCCTTATCTTAGATTGAATTTAACAGCAGCTGAAGTAACATCTAATGACACTATTGACACAGACTCAACTGGCTTTGTAGTCAACCAAGTTTCAGCAACCAATGTGAATGTATCTTCTGCAACCTACATAGGTCTGGCAATAGCTTAAGGAAAAATCATGCAAATCAGAACACAAACAGGACAAGTAATGTACGAAGCAGAATTTCGTGCATACACAAAAGCCAATGGTGGCCCATCATGGGAAACAACAACAACTGAAGTCTTAGAGGCTTTGGGTGCTGATGTAGTCTTTGAAGGCC